ACTCCCATATCTTCTTAAACTCTAACTGGCCTGATTGAAAGGCGTCTTTCAGCCTTTCCCTGCCATCACTATGGAACTTAGTAACCAGATACGGCTCAGCTATTGTGCCTTCTAGCCATTCAACTCTTTCACCATTTGGATCAATAACATCATCGCCATTGATATAGTGGAACTTATCTAATATCGCATCTATTGATGATTCTCTTACTGTCTCAACTATCTCGCTAGATATATTGCTCTTTACCCATTTGACGAATTCGCGTTCATTCTTGATAACCCACTTAAACTTAGGCTTACTAGTAGTAACATAGGCAATAACATCATCACCATATTCAGCCTTTACTCTGTCTGCACCTATCTTGTCCATCTCTGTCTGTAGAGCTGCTCTCAGCCTATCCTTGGCCTTCTTAGCCTCATCAGCTATTAGACTTACCGCTGCTAGTTCCAGACTCAGTTCCTTGATTCCCATCTTGCTCCCTTTTCTTTGCTCTATTTAGCCTTACATCTAAGCTGCTTACATTTATGCCACAATCTCTGGCGATAAACTCCTTATCAAATCCCCACTCCATCATCTGACGGATATATCTAATAGAGTGAGGTTTGCTCATCGTTATAAAGCCTTTCCATAGTCGAGTTGCCTGTCCAGTATTTTACGCTAATTTGCTCAAAACCAGCTGCCAATCGGCATACTCGACACTTACCCGATTTCATCTTCCATCCACCGCATTGCTCGCAACGAACAATATCGTCTTCTTTACTAGCTACGCGATCAGATGGATAAATGATGCGCTGAAGGAAGCATCGCTGGCACTCAACCAACCATACTTCCTCAGGCGCTTCAGACACATCCTCAGTGTTATACCGCTTAATTTCTGTGTGCGGAGTAACTAGCTTGCAATTACTGCAAGGGAAAGGGTGTGCATCTTTAATCATTTCTGAAAGACCCAATGCCCATCTGAACCAACTCTCATCCATTTGGCAGGATGACCGGACTTAGGAATTGGGCAGACCCAGCCTCTATATTCTTTGCCTTCCTTAGTGCCTTGCTTTAGAATCATTGGCCCACAGCCGTTAGAACATAGTGGCAGTTCATCAATTATCTCAGCACCTAACGCATCAGCTACTGCAGTAACATCCCAGACAATTGGCTCAGGGTCATTAGGGCGCTGTTCTTTTATGAATTCCGCAAGAGCTGGCTTAGTCGTTTCAATTGCCTTCTTTGGGCTTTGTTTAATCTTAGCGAAGTATCCAGCGAGGTTAAGTGCGCGTCCCAACGATCCAGTTTCCGCAAGCTCCAGTGCATATTGCTTGGATTTAGACTCACTGGATAAACCTGTAGTCCAAGGATGTGTGTCAGCTTCAGTGCGATATAGCTCAGTTTTAATGATATAGACATCACAATTAGCCACAAGCGACTCCGCCAAGATATGAGTCTTGATTCTATAATCTGGATAAGCATTTATACACAATTAGCCACAAGCGACTCCGCCAAGATATGAGTCTTGATTCTATAATCTGGATAAGCATTTATAAACTCCTTTAATCGGTCTTGAACACTTACATAATCATCTAGGTAATTCGACATCTAACTTCTCTCTCCCTGCGAATTGATTTATCGCATCTTCTAACTGTTCTTTTAATGAGTAAAATGTGCCATCTGGCCAGTTCTGTGCATCGTCGGCGCAAGGCTGGCAATAGAACCTAACCTGCGCTTTTCGAAGCGGTGTCTCGCTTTGGACTTTCCAGACTGCTGGTGTTGTAGCTCTTAAATCCCAGCCGTTCTTATTTTGTCCCCAGCGATACTTGCAGTAGTCGCAGTATTGATTGCTATTATGATTGCGAGTCAGACTCAATGTCGTCCCAATCTTCTGGACTCGAAAATCGTAATCGACCCAAGATAGCGGCATATCCAATGAGATCGAGATACGAATCTTCGCGCTCTGGACTTTCCACCATTCTTGAGAGTTTGGTCGCAATAGCAATAATTGCCAAGTCAGATGGGTCTCTGAGCTGAATACCGAGTGCTTTACTGATTTTGAAAATGCGTAGTAAATTGTGCCTCGGGTCGCCATACTCGATGCCCCTGTCGAATAGTGTGTCTCCAGCACTTTCAAGCCATTCATTTAATGATTTCTGTGTATCGGACACTTGCTCTCCCTCTCTTATATCCTTCATTAAAGGCTTTAGCTTTGGCTGAACTCCAAAGAGCCCATAAGTAAAGGCCGAAAAATGGAACCCCAATTGTTATTGCAAAGACTTGCGTATCAGATAAATTAGGAAACATCTGCGCTCACCCCATATTTATCAAGCCAATATGCAGAGATTTCAGCCTTTGATAAACGGCCTCTAAGTTGCTTCTTACCCATCCGCTCTTTAGCGAATCGTCTAATTATTGATCCCTTAACCCAATTTGTCTCATCAGTCCAAGCCCCTGCTTGAGAATCAAATCGAATTAGAGCTACTTTATTTATCATTTTGCTCCCGTTCTGTAATCCACAAATGGATTTACGGGCTAAATGTATTTGCTCAAATCTATTTAGACAAGTAATAGCTCGGCGTGGCGAATGTCTAAGAAGCCAGCCAGTCTTTCGTTAGTCGCTTTGTTGGCGAAGTCGGTCGTTATAGGAAGGCGCTTTAAAGACCACTGAGGCTCGCTTACAGCCCCTAAGTCAAACTGATAGACCCCTCTAGGTGTCGAATTGATATACAGGGTTCTAGCGCCCGTTCTAGCCCTTATATCGGCCAGATAGTCCCACTTCTTCTTCTCAATTATCAAAGTATCGTAATGAGTCCTGCGACACTTAAGCTCTAGGAACGCGTTATGGGTTACGCCATCTGCTCGGTCGGTCGCTGATAAGGGCGTCAAGTCTGGGTAAAGCGACTTGAGAGCCTCGAATAACTCGACTTCTCTAAAGTAGATTAGTTATCTTCCTCGCCATCTTCCCAACCAATTTTCTTTATTGGGTCATCGGCTGGCACTATCCAATCAGGGTAAGAGCTACGATCCATAGCAAAGGCCAGAGAAGTGCCTTCGTCCATTCCAGCTCTGCGACAAGCTTTATAAACTTCATTGGCAGCAATAGCCCAAAAGTCAATCTTTGTTAAAGGCGTCTCTTTAGTAGTGCGCTTACGCTTTACTGGCTTCTTACTTACGCGCTTTCGCGTTGCCATTTCTGACCCCTCTCGCTAGGGCCAATTCTAGCTGAGACTCCATCTTATCAAGGCGCGACACTATTGGAATATTCTCCAATTTAATTATGTATCGAAGGCCAGCAATCAGTAAGGCTATTGATCCTAGGACTGAGGCTACTAAGGTGGCCAACTCAGTCGCAGGCATTAACGGACTTTGCCGTAACGCTCATAGTTAGGGTTGAGCCAGTTGATGATGCTAGGCAAGACTGACACTAGAGCGGCATTGGCAATTGCAGCAGGGTCGAATCCCACTGCTAGGTAGGTCGCTAATGCTGCTGCTAGGAACGCTTTTGCCCAGCTTTCGGCGGCTTTTTTTAGGTCTCTCATTAGATTCTCCTTCGAGCTCGAAATAACTGCCATCTTTGTCTCCCAAAGTTGTAAATGAAATATGGAAATGTGAGCGGTGAGGATTAGCGCCATTATATTTACGCCGCTTCCAACCGAGTATCGGACTCATTATCTTGCCATCAAAGATAATGTATTTAATTCTTTTATCGCCGTTCTTTGCTAACTTACGAATCTTCTCGACCAGCGCATAAGCTTCTTCTTTATGTGCCGATAGGTCAGAATCTATATCTATAGCTCTAACGATTCCATCTCTTGGTATATGGTCAGAAGTGCCTTTAGAGAGGTGACGAGCATCAGCAATCCAGCCATCAGACTTACGATCCCTATCAGGATAATCGTCATCAATCTGCTCCCGTAACTGCACACCCGCTGCACATAGTTTCGTCATTATCTTGAGGGATTGTGCTAAGCCTCAACCCAGCTAAGGGTTTCCTCATCCCAATAACAACTTAAACCTTGAGGTCTAGGTGTTGGCGGTTGCCAGTTATGGTCAGCATCTAGTGACCAAGATGGATAAGGCTGTGGTGCAATAAATACATCTGCCACAGGATCATAACTAAAAAGAACGCCAGCATATTGTTTGCGTATATTGCCATTGTATGAAGTGCGCTTGCATACTTGGCCTCTAAAATTACCATACCAAGTTTCGGTGTCTAAACCTTCTATAAGTTCAGTTTCATCAATGCCAGTAATAACCTCAGTTACTAGATTGTTTTCATCTAAAAATGCGTAATGTGCCATTACGACCAACTCACATTTCCTGTGCCAGCAGTAATTGTTGCAATAGTATCTGCACCACTTGTTGTCGTTGAACCTGTTAAACCCGCACCGATACTTATTGTTCCTGATGCAGTTGCAAATTTTAGAATTACTATGCCAGAACCGCCGTTGCCGCCGCCGCCAGCTGCTGCGTTGCCAGTATCACCATTGCTACCAGCGCCACCGCCACCAGCGCCGCGATTAGTTGTTCCCGCTGTTCCCGCTGTTGAAGTAGCAGAAATTCCACCAGTTCCACCTGCTCCACCAATACTTGAACCACCAGCACCGCCAGCCGTTATTGCTCCCCCTGGGCCTGTGTAATAAGCACCACCAGCACCACCACCACCGCCGTAAGTTGTTGAGCTACCTGAAATTGAAGTTGCTACGCCAGCACCGCCTGCGCCATTTGATGTTGAAGCCACACCATTAACACCTACCGCGCCAGCTCCACCACCACCACCACCTGTATTAGATGTAGAAGAACCGCCAGCAAATCCCTGATTGTTCCCCCATTTGCGCTACGAAAAGAAGCTGCCCCCCCGCCAGAACCGCCGTTTCTGCCAGTTCCAGTAGGTGAGCCTGAGTTACCGCCACCCCCACCACCGCCAGTGCTTGTAATTGTAGAGAATACTGAATTGTTACCATCGCCGCCTTGAGCATTACCACTGGCCGCGCCACCATTACCACCAGCACCTACTGTTACTGTAATATTTGTTGATTTAGATACAGTTAATGCACTTTCTAAAGAACCGCCGCCGCCTGTTGCCGTAACTGTGCATCGCATACCGCCAGCACCACCACCGCCACCAACATAACCGCCACCACCAGCGCCACCAGCGACTACTAAATAATCAACAGCAAAGCCTCGCGGATAATTTTGTGAAGCAATAATCCCGATTAAACTCATTACGCTATATCTCCTACGACATACCAAGTATCGGTTGCAACCTTGATACAGGATGCAGCCGAGAACTGCGCTCTTAACTTAGGAGCTGTGGCAGTTGCTCCAGTTGATGAGATCGTAGTAGTCCCTGAAGTTACAGCCTTGATAGTTGTTTGACCTGCTCCGATTTGAATAACATTAATTACTGTGCCAACTGGGAAAGCAACATTGGCGTTAGTAGGGATTTGAAAGTCATTAGCACCAGCAACGGACATTGTGACAAGTTTTTGGTCTGCATCTGTTAAAACTACTGTATAGGTTGCCGTTTGAGCATTAAGCGTCAATGCTGATCCTGCTCGGTAATCATAAGAAACGACTGGAATAGGCCCAGTTCCTGAGGCTACTGAAATACCAGTGCCAGCTTGAACTTCAGTTATATCGCCTTGGTCGTTATTGATCCAAGCTGGAACTCCAGCTGAAACCGCTAAAATCTGACCAGCAGTTCCAATTGGTAAGCGAGTGTTTGTGTTGCTGGTCGCTGAGCGATAAGCAATATCTCCAAGCGTTGTTTCAGGATTTAGCGCCTTGGTGGTTGTATCGACTGAATTGCCAAGGGTTCTTATGGCAGCTGCGCCATCCTTAACTAAATCTGTATCGTCTGGAGTCTCCCAGTTGTAATTCGTTGTATTGGCCATTAACTAATAACTCCTATCGCGTCTTGCCATTCTAGCGT